TATGTTGCCAATCTGCTTTATGACCTGACCGCTCACGCAGTCATCTATCCACGTAGTCACCTCGTCAGGGAATGATCCTGCTCTGTCCACAAGGTCTTGTGGCTCAAGGCCGAGGAAGCGACGTGGGATATTGGAGTTACGAAGTAGCCAGTGCTTCTTTAAAGCAGATAGCGTATTAATGTCATACATCGTCGTCTTCAAACTCGTACTCGTACATACCGCCGTATCGCATACCTATATGCAGAATCCAGGAACCAATCATTATCATTACATCGCCAAAAAATCGAAGCGCTTTATTATTAGTTGGATAAATTAATCTGTTATTCATCTGCCCCTCTATCTACTACAACTTTTTCCCAATCGGTATTACAAGAGTAACACCTTAAATCCAAACTCATACTATCTCGTTCAGTTGCAACTCCTTGAACTTTCTCTTTACAACTTGGGCAGAAGAAACTGAACTCGAGCATTATTCAGATTTAAAAGTTACAACACCAACAAATGAAGTTGGCTTGCCCTTTGCGTCTTTGCCTTCGCCTGCAATCATCTTTACGCTCTTGCGGGATGTAAGTGCTTGCACTTGGCTCTTGACCCATCGCTTACCTGCTGATGCATTTGACCATGCCGCCAGATTTAATACATCTGTTCCATCAATGCCGTTAGTTGTAACGCTAACAGTGCCCATCCATGCGCCACCCTTTTCAATGTTCTTATTTAAATTTGCAGTAAATGTCTTTACTACCTTTTTAGCCATTTGCATTCTCCTTTAGTCGTTGTTCGTATCTTACTAGTTGTGCTCTACCAGAAAGTGAATTCTGGAAAGTTCTTCCATCACTTGCTTGTAGTGTCCCCATCTTAACTGATGTATTGATGGGGGCGTTAATTTTATTTAAGCCAAGATTTTCTCTGGCTTGATTCATCTTCTTGCCAAATGAAGATAGGTACATCTTATACAGAAGCGGAGCCTCACTGCCAATGTCTTTAAAGTTTCGTTCATCTGCCATGAAGAGTCGTAGCAACTCTAACTCAATTAGGGCGTTGGTGTCGTACTGCTTTCTAAATTTGGCAATTGCTCCTGAGAGTTGCTTGACGCTAACTGTTCCAGGGAGTAAGGGGTATTTCCTGCCGACACGAAAAGAAAACTCTGCAGCGACATCCATCGGGGTCCACTCATGCTCTGGTCGTCGTCCCCGAGTCTTAGGATCGGATTTGCGGATCTTAGGCTGTGTCGCATCTTTCGGTTCGACGAGTCCAAAGCCTGCCAGATCATTTCCATCATCTTCCCATTTTCTCATAGGTACTCGTATCTCTCTCATGAAACCTTTGGTTTCAATATCTTTTAATTTATTACTTATTTGTCTATTAGGTACTAATGGCTTAATGGTAGATTGGCTATCTGACTTATAGTCATGTGAGGTGCGGTAATTCTCAGTGCGGTAATTTTTATACACCACCTCGTAAGTGTCCATTCCTTTAAATCCGTTAGCCCTTTTGTTCGGTGTTCGAAGTATAAGCCCATGCTTCTCTAGGGCTTTGAGGGCTGTTCTAACGGTTCGGTCTGAACTTTTGTTAGTCTGTCTACACAACTCCGCTACGGAGGTCTTAAAACGACCTTTGGAGCCTGCTAACTGGCAGATTACAACCATCAGTCGGAACTGATAATCGGTCAGTGGGGCTAAAAAAGCCTCTGAAGGGATTTTCACAGGTCGTTATCCTTAAACGGATCTATTTCCTTCCCATCTTCCAAAAGGCGTTTGGCCACTTCATCAGATAGTACGTCGAGAACAGATGTCATGACGTAGTCAGCCATGTTTTCCACAAAGACATTCATGCTCTCAATCATTCGTTCCCGAATAATATCAACTGGTTCATCTGTGTAATCAACTTCTATCTTATCAAGTCCATCGGTTATGTCCCACGTCTCGATACCGAAATCTTCCACGGCGCTCAAGATAAAGTGGGACATGGGAGAGTTATCCCAAACAATGCCTAAGACATCATTGAGAGTTATTTGACGAATCATTTCCTTTACAGGATTATCGGTTATAACAATGTCGTCAGCATCGACCAGTATGTGATCAAGGTCTGTTGCATTGGCTATAAAGCATGTGGTCTTTACCCCATGCTCTTTACATATGCTTATAACACTCTCTGCAAAATGATTTTCATTTCCCGTTACTGGAATAAATACAGTAACTTCTTTGCCGTATTTATTTAGAAGAGCAGTTACTCCATCATCAACACATACGTCTTCAAAAGAAACAACAGCAATATTCACTTAGCCCCCTATAGAGTTTGAGATAATCTAGTAGGTGCCTTTACAACTACTGGACGATTAAGATACATGCCAATGGCTAATGAAACAAATGTTGCTGACGGAACTAGCACTATAAAATCAGTCTCCACACTTAAGTGTGACCAAAGCCCCAAGAAACTAAGAGGAAGTGCAAAGTATTTGTTTAATGTTGGCTTAGTAATAAAGCCAGAAATAAATAAATCTAGGAATTCAATTACATAAGTAACTGCCATTCCTGTGAGTAGTACGGATATAACCATGTCTATAGTCATAGACAGGATCCTACACCGTCGTGGTCGTGTACTCCACTCCGCCGTATGTGCGTAGGCGCCAAAAGGTATTCTGAGGAACCCAGTCAACTAAAGTCTTACCTAGACGTTGAATCTTCTGTGGTTTTGTTGGGTATAGATGAGAGTAGGAGTTGTGTGCGGTGCCTTCCCATACCGCTCCAAAATCTGAAGGCAAGGAACCATCAAAGTAATCTGTTGCTGTTGGACTCTTTTCAAACTGTATGCAATCTAAATAAAATGTGCCAGAACCTCCTGAAAAAACAATTTCATAAGTGCTTGCTGTGGATGTGGTTGCATCCGTTAAAATTGTGGATGTAAACTCTGACCAGTTAACCGCAGTTCCTAAAACAGACGTAGTACTAACCCCCACTATAGTTCCCCCGCTATTTCTTGCTACTAAACTTACAGTTAAACTTGTTGTAGCCTTAAATAATCCAGAGGCTGTATAAAAGAGACCTCTTGTAATTGGCATTGTGTTGGACTTTAGTGTCCAAGCACCCGTAGCAACTACCTTAGCGCTCTTTATTCCAGAGTATGCTAAATCAGAAACATTAGCATCCTGTGTTATGGTTGGTGAACCAGTTGCTGTCCAACTGTCTGTTACGTTAGTTTCAAAAGATGGATTTTTAATTAAGTTAGATTTTTTTGGATTTAAAAAGATATCAATACTACGAGCCTCATCATAAACTGCGGATGCTCCTGTCTGCATACATACCTGATCAATGTAATATGTTCCAGCAGCACTGTACGCAATTGTTATAATTGCATATACTGAAGTAGCATCTGATGTAGAAGTGATGCTTGATGATTTCCAAGTGTTGTTTGCTGCAACCGCTGACGCAGTCTTTGCAGACGATGTTGCAGTTCCATATTTATCGTAATACCTGACAGATAAAGTTATATTACCAGAACTTGCTGGGCACTTTAATTTACAAGACACGGTGTATTGAGTAGATGGGCTAACAGGTACTCCTTTAGTAATAATGTTGGAAGCACCAAGCACCATACTTCCAGAATTACTTGCAACAATTTTTCCAGTATAAACAGTATCAATTTGATTAGTATTAGTATCAGGAACCTGTTCAGTACTTGAGGTTAATGTTGCATTGCTTGCTACCCAATTTCCAATTCCTTTATAAAAGGTCGAGTCTTGAACAGTTAATAATCGATTTTGAGACACCACTACTGTTGGTGCAAATCCAGTTAAAGATTCACAGTAAGTTTCTAAACCAAGTTTAGTTCCTTTTCTATAATACATATACAGTGCTTCACGCACAAGTCTTTTTTGATTTTTAGTTGGAAGTGTGGGTTCTTGTGTTAAGCCGTAGTTTGCAGTTTCTAGTGGTACTAATTCAATAGGAGTTTCTAATCCAGTATGCTTTGGCCTTAATAGATCTAATTTAGTTAAGAACTCTTCTTGAGTAAATAACATTCCGTCTAGAAAGTCATATAAAGTAGACGCAGTATTTACTGCTCCAAACGGACTCTGTTCTGCACTTGTGTATACACGAGGTAAAGTATTTATAAAAGTTTTTTGAGCATCATGATTTTTTGGAAGAACTGTTGATATTGAACCAGCAGTTCTCCATACTTTTTCACCTGTAAATATAAAAAAACGGTAGTACGTTTGTCTTCCTGTAACTAAAGGTATATCTGTAGGATTAGTTTCTCCATCAACAAAATAAGCACGGGAAACATTTCCCTCAGTTGCTTTTTCGTCAAAAATTATTACCCCATCTTCAGATGTCTCGGGGTAACCCGCTTGATTTCTTACTAACCGAACCTGAGTAAATGTTCCACGAGGAGTTTGCCAAGCAACTAATATTCTTGAAAAGTCCAATGCCAAAGCAGACATCGGTTCAACAGAGTAAGCAAGTTTTGCAAGAGCACCGTATGTAGATGCTCCATAAAAATTTACGCCATATTTAGCCACAAGTTACCGTCCTTACGAACTTAAATCGCCAGATAACAACCATTCATTTGTTGCAATTTTTATTAATCTAACCTCAGAATACTGACCAGCAGTTTTAACATAACTAGATTTTGATCTAAGTGTAACCCCGCTTGCCGCAGAAAAAGTTATAACTCCAGTTCCATTTTGAAAAACAAGGAATGTTTGTCCGATTAAAAATGACTGATCTGCATTGGTTGGTATTGTCACAGTAATGCTACTATTACTTGAAAAAACAAAAGCATTTGTAGCATCACTTGTTGATAGAGTTAAGGCTGTAGCAGCACTGTTGCCAATTGTTTTTTGTTGAGAATCAGCAACCGCTACAGCAATTCCTGCCCACTCTGATCCAGTCCAAATTTTTGATGTTTTATAACTCATACAATTGCTCCCATCAAAATAAGAATTCCAGAATCAGAGGAAAGTATGTCAAGATTGTTCTGTAATGCAGCGTCGGATGTTGAGTCTACCCAAACAGTTCCAGCGGCATAATCGGATCCAGTTGGTTGACTTGCTGCGTAAATAACTGGTACTAATTCTTTGCCTCTTGTTTGTATGGTTCCGTCTGGAAGAACTTTAGTTACAACTGTAGAGGCTGAGGTTTGAAACTCGACTAAGTTTGCGGTCTGACTAGTCCTGGCTCTTACAACTAAACTCTTTATTCCAATAGCAGATGAGACAATTACTGAACCACCTACATCAGAAACATACTCGTCATATACATCTTTAATACCGTATTCAATATTTGCAAGACGATCCTTTAAAGTGCTCCAAGAGGTAGTTACAAAATCAACATCCCCAACCCAACCAGAACCTGTTTTAATATAAGTTCCCAAATTGGCTTGTAAGGAGTTCACTTCTTCTTGGAGAGTATTAACGTGCTCGGCAAGCACGGTGTCAGTAAAGTCTACCTTTGTAACAAAGGACTTTACCGTTGCTGGATATGCTGCTGTCACTTAACTTCCTCTCAGACCTAACGGTCTATTTTCTCTTGTTT